AAAGGAAAATAACATGGCTATCGAATACAAGTGGACTATCACCCAAGTTGACTTTCTCACAGCAGATGGTCATATCACGACTGCCCATTGGACTGCAACCGCAGTTGACGGCGAATACACAGCATCCATCTACTCCACCTGCTCATGGCCTGAAGGCTCGCTTGTAATCCCATACGCTGATGTCACTAAGGAAGATGTGATTGACTGGTGCTGGACTTCTGGCGTTGACAAGGATGCCACCGAGAAAGCTCTGGCTGAAAACATTGAGGCACAGAAAAAGCCGATTGTATCTCATGGCCTGCCGTGGGCTAAAGCAACTGTAACGACTGAAGCGGTAGAAGCCGATGGCTCTGCCGAGTAGTGGCACAATCAGTATACTTCAGGTAGCGCAGATGTTTGGCGGTTCTACGCCACACGCTATGTCTGAGTATTACAAGGGCGGTTCTCGTGTCTTTACTACGGACACTGCCCCTAATGTACCAACTAGCGGAACTATATCCCTGTCCAACTTTCATGGATCTGAGATTGTGGAAAGCTATGTGGCAACCGTGACGGCAGGAACTACTCGCAGTAACGAATATAATTCATTCCCGTCAACAGTTACTTTAGCGGTAAACACCGATGGCGACATAGTAGGCACGGGAAGTTTTTCTAGTTTCACAAAAGATTGGCTTACTGGAACTCCGCGAAGTGTTTATCAGGTTCGTTTCACAAAAATGTCGGATACCACAAGCGGTACAGGTTCTAGCGAGATATTAGGTACATTGGGTTCGTGGGTAGACTTAAATGCAGAGATAAGCATGACAGCTACGGCAGACAATGGCGTAAACCTGACAAGGACTATTACGGTAAAGGTAGAAGTAAGGCGGTTAGTAGATTCAATAGTAGTAAGCACAACAAACACTAATGTATTAACAATGATAGCCCACAGCAATGTCGGCGCACCACCTTAAGGATTTAACATGGGTCAGATATTAAACGGCAGTAACTTGATTAAAGAACTCTACAAGGGTAGCACCCCTATTAAAGAGGTGTGGATCGGCAACACCAAGATATTTCCTACGGGTACTGGCGGTGGTGGCGGTAGTAGTGGTGATCAAGGCTTTGTGTACGATGTAACGCCTGTCGTTATCTCAAAGACCACAAGCAACCCGTCTGGTGGCTCAACCACCAACACTACCTATGTCAAGTTCCTAGCAAATGGTTACATGGACTTTGACGGTGCGACCACATCTTTGGCATGGACTCGATGGAACACCAATGTTGGTGCTTTGGTTACCCCTAAGATTAAGTTTGCACCAGTAGATGTTGGAACTGGATTTACATCCATTGAGGTAAGCACCAATGGCGGTAGTTCGTGGTCTGGGATTGTGGCTAATACAGAATACAGTCTGGCTTCTGGCGTGTGGCTTCGTCTGGTTAAGACTGGAACAGCAAGTAGTTCTACTACTGTACCGAGCATTATTGTCACCTACATCAATAACTCTGTTGATATTCCGTACAGCATTGACATGACGATTACTTCGGCTATCAATGTGTCTGCTAACCCGTTTGTGACTGCTTTTGGAACTATTGCTTCGGAAGTTCGCACTCCGTGGACAGATGAAGCGGTGTCAGACTTCTACATTTACGGTAGAACACATCCAATTACGGCAGGAAAGATTGTGGTAGGAAACGCACCTGTTCTGGGCGATTCCAAAGAGTATTCTTATTACGACTGGATCGTGCCGTCGGCAAGTGCGCCTTCTGGCACATACGATGTTGTGCTTAGTGGATTTAGCGTAGTGGCTAACGGAACATACTCTTTGGCAGATACAGGCGAGGTTTACTTCTTTATCAGCGCACAGGGTATTTCATCTACTGTTGGGCAGACGGTGACCGATAGCGGTACGGTAGCCATTAGAAAAGACAGCGTGACCGTAAGTTCTGGCACGATTACCCTGTATGCTCGTTCACAAGGCGTTATTGTCTGATGATTGGCGGTGATCGACCAATTGTAAAAACCGTGATGAAGGGCGATAACTTCAAACTTCAGCACATCTTTCATCAAGCACCAGTGTATGTCGATTGGCGTACTGAAAAGAATGACTGTGTGCTAAAGAATCATATACAGAATGGCAGGGTCGCAGAGATCAACGGCTACTGTTGCACAGATTTCAATTGCAAAATTACGCTGACAGGATATTATGCAAATGGCAGTCGAGATAGTGTAAACTTTGTAATACAGCCTAGATTCACCGATGATCGTAATCGGGCGCAGTTACTACTGGCGCAGACAGGCATCAACACATACTATTTACTTTGCGAAGACGGACAACCACTGGCATATGAAAACCGTAATACTAACTGAAGACCAAGCCGTTCGACCGTTTGCCTATGAGATGATCGTGGGCGAGCAGTTGCCTGTTACTGTATTGATGAAATATCCACCAGACAGCGCAGACTGGGCAATTGGCGATGGTCTTGAGTTGATTAGCCAGTCGATCATTGGGCGTGAGGTATCGGCGTTGATCAAGGCAAAGCAACCAAGCCAGATCGGATACACTGTGGGCGATACTACGGAAGCCGTGTGTACCACTTACACTACGGCGCACTCCGATCCACACCATGCTGAGTCATATCAGCGTAAGTTCATTGTGCGTATCCGTCTGGTCGCTGAAGCACCGTAAGGTGGTCTATGAAGACTGTAAACGAAAACTTTTTAGCCGAAAAAGCGGATTGCCCTGCAAGACCGAGACCACAGCTACTGCGTGACATCACTGGCTTATGCCGTCTGCACTCCGAAGAAGCCCTAAAGAATCTGGTCACGCTTATGCGTAAGAGCGAAGACGAGAACATCAGGCTGAAGGCGTGTGAGTCTATCCTTAATCGTGCCTACGGCAAGCCCAGTCAATCTGTGTTGGTGGGCGAGATGGATGAAGCCGTAAAGAAGGTACTCCAGATCGAGTTCGTGAATGGCAACGACAGTAATCCCACTTCAGCTACCTGAGAAAGTACGATTCCTGTTTAAGCCGATGCGCTATAAGGTGCTATACGGCGGTCGGGGAAGCGGTAAATCTCACAGCATAGCCAAAGCCCTGCTCATTAAGGGAAGCAATGAGACGCTACGCATCCTATGTGGTCGTGAGGTACAGGACAGCATCAAGGACTCCGTACACAGACTCCTGTGCGACCAGATCCAGTTGCTCGACATGGAAGACTTCTACAGCATCACCGAGAATGAGATCCGTGGCGCAAACGGCACACTGTTTAGCTTCACTGGCTTCCACCATAACTCTGTAGGTAAGCTGAAGTCATACGAAGGTTACGATATCCTTTGGGTCGAGGAAGGGCAGAACTGCTCAGAGAAATCGTGGCGCATCATGTTGCCGACCATCCGTAAGCCCAACAGCGAGATCTGGATCAGTTTTAACCCTGATCTGGAAGAAGATCCTACCTATACACGCTTCGTGGTGAACAAGCCAGAAAACTGCATCAGCGTGGAAATGAACTATGTAGATAATCCCTTTTTCCCGAAGGTACTGGAAGATGAGAGACTCTACACACTTACACACAACCCTGCTGATTATGCAAATATTTGGGAAGGAAAGCCGAGGACACTGGCTGAGGGCGCGATCTTTGGCAAAGAGATGGACAAGGTCTACGAGGACAAGCGTATCGGGACATTCGACTACGATCCGACTCAGGCGGTCTTTACAGCGTTTGACATCGGTGTACGCGATTCTACGGCAGTTTGGTTCGGTCAGCGCATAGGCTCACGATGGCGCATGATTGACTACTTCGAGGGCACAGACGAAGGCGCACCCTTCTATGTGAAGATGCTCAAGGAAAAGCCCTACATCTACGGCGGTCACTTCACGCCACACGATAGCAGGCACAGGGAGTTCGCCACTGGCTTAAGCCCAGACGATGTCTTCCGTCAGCATGGCATCACGCCTTCCGAGACTCCGAACATGAGTATTGAAGATCGAATACACGCAGGCAAGCTGTTCATCGGGCAGTGCGAGTTCGATGAGACCAAGTGCCGTGACGGGATCAGGGCGTTACGCAACTGGCGTTGGGACATCAACAGTCGCACCCAGATGCGCAGGCAGACTCCGTTACATAACTGGGCATCTCACGGCTGTGACAGTTTTACATACTTCGGCATATCATCTAAGCTAATGCACACATTCGCACCAGTGTATGACTTTAGCAACATAGAGACAGACTTTGCATGAACATCGAAGCCCTTCGACTTGGCAGTGACAGTAAAAGGGCTACGCTTGATGGCGTACCTGTTCTGGTCAGGATCTCTGGCGTAACATCTGAAGCCTACATTGTCTTCCCACAAGAGCGCGTTGACTTAGGGTCTGGCAATGTGACATATGTAAACCGTATACTTGGTGCAAAAGACGCACAGCGTCTTGGTTATCATCTGGAGTTGTGCAAATGATTAAAAAAGACGACAAGTTCATGAATGAGATGCGCACTCGCTTTGAGTTGAGCATCGAAGCTGACAGCGAGAATCGTGTACGCGCTTTGGATGATGTGCGGTTCGTATCTGTTCAGGGCGAGCAGTGGGATGAGTACCAGAAGCGCAAGCGCAAGACTCGCCCATGCTATGAGTTTAATCGTCTGCGTCAGCACATCCGTCAGGTCACTGGCGATCAGCGTCAGAATCGACC